TTCAACTTGAACGACGCCGTCCCACGCCCGTTCGCGACTTTCGCAATCCGCAGCGACCCCACCACAGGAAGTTGCGTGGCGCCGCCCACGGTCAGGACGATCGCCATCAGGCCAACCCGTAGCTTTGCACGACGCCGGGAATATACGGCGCGACGCCCTGGGCGGCCTCCCGTCCATCGATGTAGGAATGCACAATGACCGTGCTCTGCGACTGCACTGCGCTCGCCTGGGAAATGGCCGCCGCGCTGGGGAGCGCACCACCCCCACCGGAGGGCGACGGCATCTGGAGCCCGCGCATCCCGTCCGCAATCTTCTGAATCTGCGCGGTGACGACGTCGCCCCAGGAGCGCCACTCGTCTTCGTTCGCCTTCAGCCGCGGCGTGAGTTCGTCGAGCGCCTTGGCGGCCTGGCTGGCCGTCTCGATGGTGGCCTGGGCTTGCTCCTCGGTGGCGCCGGTAACGTCGTCTTGCGCCTCCGCCTGGCGCGCGAGCGCCGCCTCGACTTCCGCGATGACCTTCGCGGCCTGCTCGGGATTGTTGCGCCCGACGCCCTGGGTCAACTTGACCCACAGCGCCTCGCCGGCATCCCCGAGCTCGAGCAGCTTGTTGTGCAGCGCATCGAACCCGCCGAAGGATTCCGCGAAGTCCTCGACCGCGTCGCGGCCCTTGTTGCGGTCAAACACCGACCAGAGTTGCTTGATCGCGTTGATGGCCGTCGCTGCTGCCGTGACGACGCCCATGATGCCCGTCGCCATGCCCAGGATGCCGTCCATGCTGAACCCGGCCTTGGACCCGGCCTTGATGTTGTCGATGGCTTTCGAGGCGGCGTTGGCGGCATTGATGAGGGACGCGAATCCGCTGGCCATCGCGCCGAAACTACCGGTCGACACGGTCGCGAGCTCAGCCATCGCCCGTGACAGGTCGCTCATGTTGAGCTTGAACGTCTCCAGCTTCGGCACCACGACCTGCACTTTGGCGCCGACGTGCTCGAACTCTCTCCCGAGCCCGGCCACGACCGGCATATTGCCCGAGAGCGCCAGGCCCAGCCGTACCGCTTCGTCAGAGGTCGAGCGCAAATGGAGCACGCCACGCGTGCCGAGCTCAGAGAGCCTGTCCTTGACCAAGATGTGCATCTGGAGGTTGACGGCCTCGGTCTGGTCGGCCATGTCCTTCAGGTGCTTCTGGTGATCCTTGTACGACTTGACGCCCGCCTGTGCCGCGGCGTCCATCGCCGACTTCAGTTGCTTCGCCGCCTCGGCCGCCGCCGCCATCTCCACCTTCGTGGCGGCGAACCCGGCCGCCATCGCCGCCTGCCGGCTCAGCGCGCCCCCGGACGAGACGGAGTCGATCGCCTGCGCCGCCCTGGCCGCCTCCGCCGTCGCGCTCGCCAACGCAGCGGCGGCCCCCACGCCCATCGTCGTGGCATTGCTCACGAACACCAGGAAGTCTTGCCAGCTCTTGGTGGCCTGCGACACCGTCCGCATCGTGCTCGCGATGATGTTCCCGCTGACAATGACGACCTTATTCCCGAGGTTTTCCCACGCCTGCTGCGCCGCCTCCAAGTCCTTGATCGTCTGGGCCGACATGATGTCCGCGGCATCGGACGCTTCCCTAAACCCGCTCGCGATCTGCGCGCCGATGCCCGCCGAGGCCTTGCCGAACAAGTCCATTTGCAGCCGCGTGCGGAGCATCGGATCTTCAATGTTCTTCAGTGCGTCCGTGATTCCCAGGAAGGCGTCTTCGGGACTCTGCCGGCGCACCGCGTCGAAGCTGAGACCGAGCAACTTGATGGCCTCGTAGGTCTCTTTCGATCCGGTCGCCAGGTTGTCGTTCATCTTGGCGATCGACGCGCCGACGTCATCAATAGACCCGCCGCCCTGCTCGGCCGCAAACTTGAATCGCTGGACCGCATCCGTCGAGACGCCCAAGCGATCCGACAAATCCTTGACCGAGCTGGCCGCGGTGAACACACTCCCGACAAACCCGACCAGCGCCTGGGCCGAGAACGCGATCCCGAGCACGCCGCCAATCGACTTCAGCGTGGTAAACATCCGGTCCATGCCGCTCGAGGCCTGATCGAGCTGGGGCTTGATGTTCTTCGCGGCGTCCGCGATCTTCTGCATCCCCGGCGGGACCTCTTGCCCGCCCGCCTTGAGCTTCGCGATGGCCTCGTCGGCCACGCGGCCCATCCGTTGCAGTTCGGCGTTCGTGAGACCGATGCCCTCCTGGGCTAACCGCTCGAACGCCTGCGACATCAGCTCCGCGTCTTGGATGATCTTCCGACCCGAGAACTGGTCGACCATCTTGTTGAGGCTGGTCGAAACTTTGCCGGCGCCGGTCTCCATGCCCACGAGCGACACCGTCGCCTTCTGGACCGCGTCCTGGAAGCTGGCAAAGTCGGCGACGAATTTTCCCGTGATGGCCATGCGCTACTCTTCAGGAGGACGCGTCAACCATGTGACTAAGACCTCATACACTTCAGGCGGTAACTCCTCGACCCAGGCGTACCGCCAGCCGTTCATGGCGCGACAGATGGCGAGGTTTCGCTCAACTCGGTCGCGCCAGACGGGTTTTTTTTCTGTTCCTCGATTTCTGCATCACGCTGCCACTCGTGCCGCTCGATCGCCCGGTGAATCTCCGAGAACACTTCCGGCGCCAGGCTGTTGATCGCCCCCTCGCTGACCTCGACGGGTTGGCCGTGGTCGGTATAGGACCAGCCGAGCAGATACGCCTGCACCTTCGCGAAGCGGACCTGCCGCGTCTGCATCTTCACGCCCTGGCCAGGCGTGATCAGCGGTTGCCAGATGGCATGCAAGTCCTCGAGCTCGCCGGCATTGAGCCGGTCGCGAATGTCGATGAACGAATCGTGACTGAGCGACAGCCGCACTTTCTTCGGCTGGACGAACGCGTCAAACCCCACGGACCACACTCCCCTCCGATAACGGTGTCCCGAGCGAGGCCGTCACCGCCCGGTCTTTGATCTCCAGGTCGGTAATCGGCCAGACCATGTCGCCCTTCTTTGTCGGCACGACGAACAACAGCGGCTTCTTCGACAACTTGAATGCATCCGACAAGACGAGCGTCGCCCTGAGCATCCAGCGCCCCTCCGCGCACCGTGCACACTTGCACGCAATGTGAGGCGTCGAGCGCGAGACGGTGACCTGCGTGCAGGAACCCGCGCGGTAGTAGGACCACGTGATGTAGCCCACGCCCGCGCGGATCAATCCGCCCGTCGTCATGGCCAGCCCTTAGGGCGCCATCGTCCAGTTGTCGGCCGCGTCCCACGTGCCCGCGAACGAGACCGCACCTGTCGCGGAGACATCGATCGAGCCGTCGATGTTCGCCAGACCCTCGAAGAAGAACGTGGCCTCGTTGCGACTCGGGATGAGCTTGAGGTCGACGGGTAAGCCGGCCAGAACGACGTCAAAGAGCCGTGGAGACGTGAGGCTGTTCCAGAACCCCGCGACCGTCCCGCTGAAGTCTGGCAGGCCCGTGACCCGCACGATGTTGGTATCGCCGAAACACGTGACCGGCACGCGCTCCGACGAGAGGTTGAGGGTAAAGGCGGAGATGTCCGCCACTTCGGTGGGGGTATACGGGCTGCCGCCCGACTCGTCCATGAGCACTTGCCCGCTCTTGCCGTGAATACGCGCCATGACTGACTCCTTTACGTGTAGACCACTTGCCCGACCCTAGGGGGATACCGTGAGTTCATATCGTCCGCCCCGATGCTGCCATCTGACATCTGGATCCTCGGGGTCTGGATCCACATACCGCACGCGCTCGATCCGCTGACTATTCATCAGGCTGTAGCCTGTGACCGTGAACGTCGTATCGTGCAGCAGCACGTTGATCCGTGCCGCCGCCGCCTGGATGTTCGCACCGCTCGTCGCGAGCTCGACCGCCTTCACTAGATATGTGACCTGTTCATAGGCCGTCGTGGCCTGCATCGGCGCGTCGAGGTGGAACACTTGCGACACGATCACGAACCGCGTGGCGCCCTGTTTGGCGACGTCCCAATAAACGCCGTCGGGCATCAGGGCCATCAAGGTGGCGTCCGCGAGCAGGCGCCCGACCACGGCCGCGTCGATGTCGGAGGTATCAGCCACCGCTCACCAGTAACCCTTTGCGCCGCAGCAGGTCTGCCAAGCGCTGATAGAACCGCAGCCGCGCGCGCATGACGGCCGGGACGAACACGTGTTGGGGACGCATCGCCCCGGTCCGGTGCGTGTTGCCGAGCGCCGTGACATACGCCCGCGTCTGGGTGCCGTTCTCGAAGATCCACGCGAGCTTGTGCCGTGTGATCACTCGGGCACCGGCGACCCAGGCGCCGTTCTGACTGACCGCGTCACGTTGGACCACCACGGCCTGCGCCAGCGATTCAGCCGTCGGCGCATAGCCGCGTCGAATATCCACCGCCGCCCCGTTGGCGGCGCCCAACGCTTCGTTGCTGGCTTCACCGACCAGCTCTTTGGGTAGGTTTTGCAGCGCGGCCTTGAGTTCCGCGAGTCCATCGAACACGAGTCGATTCTGGCTCATACCGTCACCCGCTCCGCGCACGTCAGCACCAGCACGCGATGCCGCATGTCCGTGTCAAAGACGCCCGTCACCGCGAAGTCGCGATCGGTGACGTCGTGAAAGATCGCCCGCGTCTTGGTCGTCACCCCTGACAGATACCGCAACGTCACCAGGTGCGTGGCCATCGGCGTGACCGTGTTCGCCCCGATGCGCTCGAGCATCCGGGCCGTCGCCGGCTCCACGGACGCGGGCGCACGGCTCACGAGCGTCGTGACGCTGTCAGTGTAACCGCCCTCACCATCGGGGACCGCGGCCCCCGGTGTCTGTAGCGTGACGCGATGGCGCAGTTGTCCGGTGTCCATAGGTCACGCGAGCGCGGGATCCCGATACCGCACCAGCAGCCTCCCGACCGCCTCCCAGACCGCCATGTCGGCCTGCTGGTCCTGGCCCCGGTTCTCGTAGAAATGCGTCAGCAGCAGCAAGCAGGCCGCCTGCACGGGCCCGGGCACGCTGTCCGACGTCCACGACAGATCCGCGCGACTCTTGAGGTAGTCGATGACGGTGTCGCTCGCCTGGCTGATCTTCAGCCGCACGTCGTCATCGTTGTCCGTCAAGGCCAGCGGCAGCCCCAGATGATTCTTCGCCTGCGTCAGCGTGACGAGATCAGCCATATCAATCGTGCCCCAGCAATGCGATCACTTCCGGCCGCCAGATGTCATCAGGTCGGCCCTGTGACGTCTCGTTTCCACGCCACCGCATAGACGTCGCCCCGGTCCGGGTGATGCTCGACCTCCACGGTCTCGAATCGCCGCAGCCACTGTCGGAGCACGGCGGGGTCGACGTTGCGGTAAAACTCGCCGTCGTCAATGGGGCCGCCATCCTTCGCCGAATGCGGCGGGCGGTCCGGGGCGGCGGCCGAGACGACGAACACGCCGTCAGGGCCGAGCATCGTCCACGCGTTATCGCAAATCGCCTGCGCGTGCTCGGTATGCTCGAGCACCTCCGCACAGAGCACCGCGTCGGGCACCGACGCCGGCGTATAGGTGGCGCCGTTGGCGACCACGTCGACGCACGGCCCAGGCACGAGGTCGATGCCCACATACGTCTGGGGAGGCGTCTGCGTAAACAGCGAGCGCAGCGACCCGTTGATGTTCCGGGCGCCAATTTCCACCACGACCCGGCGGTGGGGGATCCGTTGCAGGGCCGCGTGGAAAAACTGGAGGGCCTCACGGTGCATCAGGGCCTCCTCGTCGCTCACGGGCCACCCCGACGAGTTGCGGATACGCCGCCGCTCGAAAGAGAAACGTCGCCGCAGGATGATGCCGCCACGGCACGCCCGCGCCCATCAGCCGTTCGATCAGATACCAGTCCCAGGCGTGGGCGTGAAACGGCAGATCGTCGACGCCCTGCGCCTGCAACACCGCGCGACGAAACAGCGGTTGCCCCAGGTCAATCTTGCCGCCCCTCGGCGGGGCCGCCGCCAACTGCACGCGCCCATCATAGAGGCACGACGAGTAGACAAAGCCGAGAGTCGGCTCAGCGTCCAGCAGTGCTACCAGCGGCCCGAGATGCGTCGGCAGATAGGCGTTGTCATCACTGAGGAAGGCGACATACGTTCCGGTCGCCGCGCGCAGGCCTACGGCGGCCGGCGTGATGCCCCAATCGTTCGCCCTGTGGTCGAGCGCGAGATACTGCACGCGCGGGTCAGCGAGCGCCTGCACTTGTCGCGTAATCTCCGCTTCGACGGCTGGCCCCGGAGCATCCGACACCACGATCTGCTCGAGGTCGCGATAGCCGCTGCGCTGAATCGAGCGGAGACAGGTCGAGAGGCACGCCGTGCGGTCATAGATCGTCGACACGATGCTGACGTGCGGCGTCGGCGTCTGCGCCGTGCCCACTACGGTTCGAAACGTCGTCGCCTTCATGCGGCGGCCTCATGCCCGCACCGCTCGAGCACGCGCGCGAGCCGCGCCGCGTAGGTGTGCGGCTGGATGCGCGCCCAGCACGCTTGCCGAATCTGTTCTGCGTGATCCGGATCGGCGAGCAGTCCCATGACCACCTCGAGGCACTGCGCCACGGAATGGAACGTCGGCAGCTCGGGGCAGACCGTCTCGATCTCCGGGCGCCATTCACTGACGACCAGCGCCCCGCACGCGAGGGCCTCATAGACGCGCGGGTTCAGGGAGGTCGCCGGCAGGTGCTCGCGGTTGAAGTGATGCTGCTCCCGAAACACGTTGAGCACGAGGCGGGTCTGCCGATACAGCGGCGGCACGTCTTTGGCCGGGATGTTCAGCGCGCGACAGACCCGCTGGACGCCCGCATGGGACCACGGCCCGCCGATGGCATAGGTCAGGAGGCCCAGGTCGGCCAGGGCCCCGAGATAGGTGTCCCGGGTCGCATTCCCCCCGCCAATAAATCCGACGGCGTGCGGCCGGGGCTGCGTGCCTGCGACGTGGACCACAGGGTCATAACAGACCGGCAAATAGGACGACCGTTCATGCCGAGGCAGGCTGGCCGGGTCATTCACGAACACGTGATCGAAGCGAGACGACCACGACGCCGTATCATCCACCTCATACGGCTCATCGAGCAGCCAGACGGCCGTCTGAGCGGCCCCCGCTTTCATCTTCCGCATCCGGTGCTGGGCAAACTTGCGCCCATGCACGACCAGCACGAGATCCGGTCGAAACGCGGTGATCTGCGCCGGGAGCACCGTCCAGTCCGCATGGGTATAGACCAGCCCGAGCGCGTCGGCCGCATGATGCAGGCCCTCGGTGAAGACCGATCCGCAGGCGCGGAACTGATAATCCACGCCAAAGACGCGGGTCATGCCGCGACCTCGGCGAGCACGGACGCGAGCGGGGCGCGCGGGAAATACGGAATCGCCGATCCGGGCGTGCAGTTGACGACCGAGACGCCCAGTGCCGCCAGCGGCTCGACCAGCGTGGCAAAGTGGGGAATGCACAAGTGAAACGGCGGCGCCGTGTCGTCGGGATGCTTGCCGAAGAAGTGCCCCCCGTGCATGTCATAGCCCAACAGCACGATCCGGCTGGCCCCGAAATGCACCGACAGGTTAATGGCCTGATAGCCGCTGTTGTAGCCCGTCCGCAGCCCGTCCGGCGTCAGGCAGAGGCCGGGGTCGTGCGACCCGTCCCGCCGGAGGACTTCCAGCCCTGGCCAGCGAATCTTCTGGGGCTCGAGCGTGTATTTCCGGCCCGTGAAGGTCGGGCACCCCTGATGCCACTGCCACCACTTCTGATCCCCGGCATAGAGCGCGTCGGCCCACGGCGCCACGGTATAGGCGTTGTTGATGGCAATCGCGCGAAAGCCACGATCCCGACAGGCGTCGACATCGGCCTGCGTCAGACTCGCACCGGTGGCGATACAGACCACCGTCGATCCGGGCCAGAGCTTGGGAACGATCGTCATAGGACAATCCACACCCAATCCCACCCGCTCACGCGCGAGAGCCAGATCGCTCGATGATAGATCGTCATCCGTTGGACCCGTCCCGTCCCGGCGGCCCCGGCTTGCCGTCCTTGCCCCCCTTGACGCTCAGGCGCCACGCGCGCGAGGCTTCGCCTTCATCCCCCGGCCGAGCCAAGCTGACGTCCTTCTGGGCAATCCACAGCGCCCCCTGCCGCGTCACGACGGCCCCCTTGGGATACGTCCGCCCGGCCTGCCAGACGCCGGCATCGAACGGGATCGGGATCGGCCATGCCTTGACGCGGTCGCCCTGCGCGAGCCGGAGCGTATAACCCGTGCTCTCAGCAAAGACCAGGTCAGCATCGTCAAAGCCCAGACCATCTGCCCCGTCTTTCCCGTCCAGGCCGCGCGCGCCATCCTTCCCATCAAGGCCGTCTCTCCCATCGGTGCCGTTGAGGCCCGCGGCACCGTCCTTGCCGTCGAGGCCGGCGACCCCATCGCGACCCGTGAGGCCAGCGGCGCCGTCCTTCCCGTCGCGCCCATCGCGGCCCGCGGCGCCGTCCTTCCCCGCCAGACCATCCGCGCCATCTTTGCCAGCTAGGCCTGCCGACCCATTCTTGCCGTCCATGCCGTCCGCGCCGTCCTTCCCTGCCAAGCCTGGCGCCCCGTCCTTACCGTCGACGCCGTCACGGCCGTCTTTCCCGGCGAGCCCTGGCGCGCCATCCTTGCCGTCGAGGCCATTCGCGCCGTCCTGGCCTGCCGCGCCAGTCGCGCCCTGCTCCCCGCGCTCACCTGGAGCGCCGGCTGGCCCCGCGACACCCGGAGGCCCGGGAATCGCCGCGCGCGCCTCGATCACCGCAATCTTCACCAGGAGCGGCGCGGTCGCCTGATGCACCGCCGTCGCAATCAAATCCGACAGGACATCAGCCGTGATCATGCCGTGCCTCGTAACGCCAGCAGCTTCTGCTGCACCATCCGCGGGAGCGCCAGCATCTTCTCCGGCGCCTCTTCCTCGTCCTCGACGACTTCGCCCTCGACGGGCGGCATCGGCGCTGGCGCCGTCGGTTCCCGTGCCGGGAGTTCCCGCTGAGACAGCAGCCGCAACGGCCAATTCTGCTCCTGGATGTACGGCGACTCCCCGCCCTGCACGGGCCCGAGGTCGTAGAACCGGAACCGGACCTCGTTCGGGCTCATCCCTGCCTGGATGGCCTTCGTCGCCGCGTCCGCCTTCGCGCTCGAGTCCATCTCGAAGAGCGCCGCGCGATCGAGCTCGATGCCGAGCGTCCGCTCCGGCACATACCGGAGATTGAACGCGTCGTCGTGCTTCACCTCGAACTTCTCGATCAGCTTCTGCAGGCAGTCCGAGTAGTACATTTTATTGAGCGCTTCGATGTTGTTGTAGGTCGGATCCGGCCCGACGCCGACCTTGTGCCGCGGCATATGGAAGGCCTTGCAGATGTCTTCGTCGGTGAAGTGCAACTGCTCGACGAGCCGGGACTGCTCGGCCGTCATCGCCATGCCCTCGTAGCGCAACCCGTCCCCGAGGACCGCGATCTTGCCCGTGTTGTCGCCGGAGAAGTTGGTGTCCCAATAGGTCTTGAGCCGTAACGCGGTCTCATCGCTGATCGCGCCCGGCGCCGTCAGGACGCCCCCAGGCTTCGACCCGTTGGTGAAAAACTTGTCGGACGCGTTGCGGATGTTGAGCCCTTGCATGGCGGGATAGCCCGCCGCATAGATCGGCGACACCCCCGCGAGCGGATGGAACAGCGGGCACATGACGTCGTGGATCATCTCGCGCGCTGGCACGACCACGTCCTCCGCCTGGTTCAGTTCGTCGACATACAGCCGATAGAACACGCTGCCGTCCGTCGCCACCAGCGGCTTGACGCGGAACGGGTCGAGCACGTAGAGCGCCGAGACCACATTCCGGTCATCTCGAGCCTTGAGGACGTAGGTGTTGCCGTGGTTCAGCTTCGAGAGCATGTACCACTCGACGTATTCGATCCACAGCTGATAGTGATTCGGCCGATACAGCACGGGCGAGAAGGCCGCGCTGGAGGTTTCCGTCCAGATGCCGTTGCGATCCTGCTCGACGAGCTTCGGCCGGAGCTTCGCAATGTCGCCCGCGATCAGCGTGACGACGGCGTAGAGCGTGGGGTTACTGAGGACGGTATCGACGTGGACGTCTTCGTTGCGCTGCCAGCCGCCCGTGGTGAGTTCCCGAATCAGGGGCCACCAGCCGCGCGACCCGGACACGCTGACCAGCGACCCGGCAAACTTCTGGCGCCAACCGGCAAAGGTCTTCGTGAGCCAGTTCATGCCGGCTCCGCGCGCACACGGTCGTCAGGGAGCGGCATCGCATGCCCGATAGCGGTGAGTAGCAGGGCGTCGCGCTCGGACTGCGCCTCGAACACTTCCCCGGCGACGACGGTCCGGCCCGCATAGGGAAACACCCGCCGCGCCACCAGACACACCAGCGCCATACGCCTCCAGACGGATCCGGGATGCGCCCCAACGGACGCACCCCGGGTGCATGAACCTTACGTGCCCGGCACGTAAGCGATCGTGTCGATGACCGCGACCACCGTCGCCCGGCGCTTCGCCCAGGTGATCCACTGCTCGGCCCGGAGACCGACGCAGTTCTTCTGCCAGAGCGAGAAGGTCGGCGTCGAGGTGCCCGCCATGTCGAGCGTCGCCTGGTTGCTCGCGTCGATCGTCACGCGGTCATCGCTCGCCAGGAAAATCTCCGACGGCTTGAAGATGACCAGCGAGTCGGCGTCTACCGAGTTCGAGACGATGACCGGATAGCCCAGCAGCGTGCCCCCCGTCGGCGTCATGGTGAAGCCGCTCGGCGCGACGCCCAGGCTCGTGACCATCAGGCTCAGCCGGACCGCCACTTCCGGGGTCGTCACGATGACCAGCCCGTCGAGCGGCAGATTCGCCGCCGTCAACGTGCCGAGCGCCGTGTTGAGGTCGGCCATCAAGGCCGCCAGGGTCGTGCCCGACGCGTTCGGCGCCGAGACGCCATTGGTGATCGACGCCGGGTTGTTCGCCCCGGCCGTCTTGCTGATCTGGATGAACGCTTCGTCGAGGAACTCCGCGCACTGGTCGATGAGATCCCGACGGACGGTTTCCTCGGCCGCCGGATTCGACAGCCGGACGAGCTCCTCGGTCAGCACGACGATGCCGGCGACCTTGTGATACCCGAGCGTGGTGCGCGAGAACGCCAGTTCGCCGACCGGCTTGGGATCCCCTTCGCCGACCCACGCGAACGTCGATCCGCCGGTCTGGGTGATGATCGGGATGTTGAACGGCACGCGCCGGAAGCCCGAGACCCGACCGATGATGGTCTGCGGCATGAGGAGCTCGACGAACTCGGTCGCGATCGTTGACGGGTTGACGAGCTCGCCGCCCCAATCGTTCGTGGCAACGGTCGACGTGCCTTCGACGGCCTTGATGTAGGCCGTGACCTGCGGGGTCTGGCTGTTCCACCGCTTGGCATAGGCGAGCGTGTCGGACATGCTGCCACGGCCGGCGGCGACCGCCATCGCGTAGCGGGTAAACAGCGTGCCCTTCGGGAGCGCCTTGACGTGGTCGACGACGTCGATCCGCGCCGGCGGAGTGCCCCGATGGCTGGAGACGGGCGTCAGTTGGCCCATCTCGCCCGACCGATGCGCGGCTTCGATGGCACTGAGCCGGTCGACCTTGGCCGTCAGCGACTTGACTTCCGTGATGAGGGTCTCGCGTTCGGCGACGTCGCCATCCTCGAGGGTGCCGTTGTCTTCGTTCACGTCCAGCTCCTCGAGCCGGGCCGTCTTGATCTGGAGATTGGCCTTTTCGGCCGTCAGTCGTTCGGACGTGGGTTGCATGGGAGGTCTCGGAACAGAACCCGTGGCGCCGGGAATGGACGATGACCGTCTAGGCGTGCCTGACGCGGCTGCCGTGGACGTGTCGCAAGATTTGACCGCGGTGATCGTCGCGCGCGCATTCATCGGCACAACGACGGCGCTGGTTTCGCCCCAGACCCACTTGAGAAAGCGGGTAAACCGGGTCCCTTTGACCGGCTCGGATTCGATCGGGCTCCAGCCAATGCTCAGCCCGCGCACGAGCGGCGGCTGCGCGCTGATGGAATGCCAGGCCGTGTCGATGAAGTCTTTCAGGGACTGCGGCGCGGAGGCGTCGAGGGTCGAGATCCGGGCCTTGATGTGGATGCCGTCGGCCTGGACCTTGGCCGCGAACACTTCGCCGATCGGGTTGCCGTGCTGCCACAGGAACGGCATCGGCAGCGTAAACTGCGCGCCATTCGGGTCCATGACATCGCCGCCGCGGTCGACGTCGGGCGTCGAGGCGACGCCTTCCACGATGCGCTGCGCGCGGTCGACGGCTTTGATCTCGAGCGTGGACCACGCGCGGTGCTGCACGGCCCATCATGGGCCGCACGCCAAAGCCCAGCCTTTATTTAGTAGGAAAATTAGTAGAGACCGCGCAATTCCATGAGCTTCCGCTGCACCAGCCGTGGCAGCGCCAGCATCCGTTCAGGAACATCATCATCTATGACATCTTCTTCCGATGGACTCGTCGCGTTCATCAGTAAATCTCTCAGATATGCCGACATCGGCTGACGCCTCGCCTCAGCACATCGATAGAGATAGTCATATGTTTTCACCGGCAGCACGGTGCTCGCAGACGTCGACCCGTCGGAGCTAATACAGGGTCGTCCACGCTTCTTCATCTCAGGCCACCATATCCATGAAGTCCATCATGTGCGTCGCGCGGATAAACTGCTCCAGGTCCGGCGACAACTTGAACCACTCCCCGCGCACCCGATGATGCGCGAACTTCCGGTGATAGACGCGCTCCGCACGTTGCGTGCCTGGGATACAGCCCAGAATCCACAACGGCCGCCCGTTGCCGGTCTGTTGCTTCCGAATCCGCTCACTCGGCGGCCAGATGCCCGTCCATCCGATCTTCACGAAGTCGCCATCGGTGGCAAAATAGATATACCCCTTCGACCCTGGGATTCCCGCAAACGGCAATAGTGGTTGCATGGCTCGCTCCTTTGAGCCACCACGATAAATGCGCTCGGCTGACGTACCTATTTTACAAATGAAAATTAGCGCAGCCGCAGAATCAGCAGCTCCCGCACCAGCTTCGACACGGACGTCTCGCGCTGATGGGCCAGCTTCACCAGCCGATCGTATTCGCCAGGGCGCACCCACGCGGAGACTGACGTGCCCTTGATGGCCACTGGAGGCCGTCCGCGAGGCTTCGGCGGTGTCCGCTCGTCAGCCATCAGCGCCTGCCCACGAAAAACATCTGGAAGGACGGATCCGGCGTATGGGAATGCCGATCCATCGCGTCGATCGCCATCACCAGCGCCGAGGCTCCGTCGATCCGCTCCGTGCTGACCTGTTTCGACAGCTTGAGATTGCCCGTCGGGTCTTGGTCGACGCTGATGTTGCTCATATTCCACCGCAAGACCGGATGGCCGTCGTGCCGTAAGGTCTTCGACAGAATGGCTTTTTCCAGGGATTTGGTCGGGGCACTCAGGCTGGCAAACCCCTGGCGCATCTTGACGCAGTTCAGCCCGTCGTGCTTCTCGAGCCGCGTGACGAGGTCCGTGGCATTCCACGGGTCATAGGCGACCACCCGGATCTGAAACGCCGCCGCCCAATCCTTCAGCGTCTCGCGCACAGCCTCGTAGTCGACCACCGGCCCCGGCGTGGCGACGATGTGCCCGTCGCGGACCCACTGGTCATAGGGCACGCGGTCGCGCGTCACGCGCTCGGCGATGGCGTCCTTCGGGACGAAGAACTGCGCCAGGACATCGAAGCCGCCATCCTCATCTGGGAAGACCGCCACGAGGGCCGTCAAGTCCTTCGTGCTCGACAAGTCCATGCCGACGTAACACTTCCTGCCGGTCAGGCTCAGCCGAGTCTGGCGACAGGCGTCCCACGCCGGCATCGTAATCCACCGCGAGGCCTGTTCGGTCCACTGGTTCAGATAGAGCCGGCGGAAGGTGTTCTCCTGCGCCGGGATCTCCTTGGCTCGCGCCGCCATAATCCGCATGTCTTCGAGACTGCGGAAGTCCCCGAGCGCCGGAT